TAGAGTTTATTTCAGTTCAATTCAATATCATGAATACTGGTGCAAGTTTTGATGATATTTAATATTAAAAAAAGTAATATAAAAATAAAAACCCTCTGTTAATAGAGGGTTTTTTTATATGCAATAGTTCCACAATCGTATATTCTATATATTTTTCTATCAAACATTATTTGATGTTCGGTTTTATTAGCATCAAATCCTTTTTTAATTAACATAGATTTTCTATAACCAAACCTATATTCTCTACGATTATTAACAATATACCAATAATTGGGTTGTGAAACATGTGTTTTAGTAAACTCTAATTTATCATATAAATCACCACTAGACCATCTCCTATCAGCATAACTAATAATTTCTTTTGGTTGATATATCTTTATAAAGTGTTTAAGTAATTTATCAGCCCCTCCAATAACAATTGTGTTAATTTTATTGCAGAATCTAAGTAATTCATATTGATTTGATTTACCGCCTAGAGCAATTCTTCCTTTTCCAAAAGTCATAATGCTAACTAATTCATTGTTATAGTAAAGACCTACTTTGATACTAGAATTAACATTACCTTGAATATGATTATTATCTAAAAATAATTTACAATCCTTTGGTGATACTTCTCTTATTTCACACTTCCTAGCATATATTTTATTCTCCGTTAAACCTAATATGTTTTTTATCCTGGATTTAACAATATCTTGTTTATATAACCATTCATCTTCGAATATATGAATCAACTTTATCTTATTTTTATGACATAGTTCAGTTTTATTTAAATGATAATTTGATGGCTTATATAATTCAGAATGCCAATAAAGACCATCATACTCAATAGCCAAGTTATGTGATGGTATATAAATATCTAATTCTAATGGTGCTATTATTTTTTTAGTATTATTAATAGTTTTTATTTTTAATTGCTCAATGAAATCTATTAATAAATTTTGATTATAATTATATTTAAAACCACATTTTTGACAACCAGAACCTGCTAAATGAACTTCAGGAGTTTGTTCAAATTCACCATGTTCTTTGCATATTATTTTAACTGGCATTTTAGCATTATTATAGTCAACTAAAGAATAATCATATTTATCACCATGTATTAATTTTGCTTCAGTTATAAATTGTTCAGCAGTTTTTGTTTTTTTCTCAATAATAGATAATCCTTTACATTTTTGACAACCACTTCCAATTAAATGGTCAGAAGCAGTTTGCATGAATTCTCCATGGATAGGACATATTATTTTTATCTTATCACTACTCTTTGTATATTTAGTTAAAGAATAATCATATTTATTTTTATGAATTATATTACATTCTTTGATAAATTCTTCAGTTGTTTTATTTCTACCAATACAATTTGGACATCCATGACCCTTTTTATGTGTATTATATGTTTGTTCAAACTCACCATGAATTTTACATATTATTTTTAATGGTGTTATTGCATTAATATAATTAACCTTTGAGTAATCATATTTATCACCATGTATATCAATAAATTCTTTAATAACATCTTTAGTTGTTTTATTTTTACCAACACATTTAGGACAGCCACCACCGTTTAGATGTGCACTAGGTCTTTGTTTAAATATACCATGTTTTTTACATATAATATCAACCTTACTATTAGCATTTAAATAAATCACACTACTATAATCATAAGTATTATTATGAATTTTATTTGATTTATCAATGAAATCTTTTTTTGTTAATTTATAGGTATTAGAACATTTAGGACAACCTTGTTTTGAATTTATATGTTTATCTGGTGTTTGTTCAAATTCCCCATGTTCTGGACATATAATAATAACTTTAGTTTTATTATTAATATAATTAACTAAAGAATAATCGTATTTATCACCATGTATATCTTTACACTTATTTAAAAATTTATGAATTTTTTCCATAATACAAATATATTATATAATATAAAGATTTATTGGATTATCTTTGTGTATTTCTATAGTATGTTTAAATTTACTTCTATCAAAAGGTTTTGTTATTAAATGTAAGCCACTTTTGCTAGGTAATTCAGCAATTATAACATCTTTACTAATATTTAAGATATCTTCTTTAATCGAGCTTAAATTAATTAAATCTTCATTATCTATATCAACTATCCATGTTTTATTAGCTGAATCAGATATTGTTGAACCAGCTGATTTATTAAATTGATTTTTAGCATGAGAAAAATCCCCATTATAAATTATTTCAGATAACTTTCTTAAATTTTCAAACGCACATTTTCTATAACTTCTTTTATTTAACCTAATTCCTGCTCTTGCATTAAAAAATTTGCATAAATTAATTATTTCATCAATATTTGATTCCAAATGTTCAATAGAATTAATATAATAATGTTTTATTAATCTAGCATTTTTATTAATGTTAGGATTTTCTTTCTTTCTTTGTAAGATTTCTATTAAATAAAAATCATCCGAAGTTTCAAATGTTAATAACTGTTTTATTTTTTCTAAATTATTTATCATTTTTTATATTTTTAATTAAAAACTTTTTTATATGTTATGGTTCCACAATCATATATTCTATATATACCTCTTTCAAGCATTATCTCATGCTCACTCTTATCTTTATCAAACCCTTCCTTAATTAACTTATCTTTTCGGTATTTAAATCTATGTTCTCTTTTCTTATTATTTATATACCAATAATTAGGTTTATTATTATGTGTTAACATAAACCCTAATTTTTCATATAAATCACCACTAGACCATCTTCTATCTGCATAACTAATTATTTCATTAGGTTTGTAAACCTTAATAAAATGTTTAAGTAATTTACTAGCACCACCAATTACATTTGTATTTAATTTATTACAAAATCTACTAAGTTCATAACCATCATATTTTGAACCTATACCAACCCTTGGTCTGTTAAATAACATAATACTAACTAATTCATCATTAAAATATAAACCTAATCTTATAGATACACTTATACTACCCTGTAAATGATTATTATCTAAGAAAATTTTAGATTCTGAAGCACTTACGTCCCTTATCTCGCACTTCCTAGCATGTATCAATTCACTAGTTAAACCAAGTATATTTCTTAATCTAGATTTAACAATTTCTTCTTTATTAAGCCACTCATCTTCGAATATATGAATTAATTGAATACCCATCCTATTACAAAGTTCAGTCTTATGTAAGTGATAATTCTTATCCTTATATAATTCAGAATGCCAGTATAACCCATCATATTCAATAGCTATATTATGACTAGGTATGAATATATCTAACTGATAAGGTTTTATTATCGACATTGAAGAGGTTATTGTTTCAACACCAATACTAACCAAAAAATCATTAATATCATTTTCTTTATTAGATATTGATGATGTACATTTCACACACCCATGACTACTAATATGGTCATATGGTAATTGTTCAAATTCACCATGTTCAGGACATACTATTTTAACCTTAGTATGTGAATTTACATAATCAACTAAAGAATAATCATATTTATTATTATGACATTTTTGTGCATCACTAATAAAATCTTCTTTTGTTTTACTTAATTTAATCCTATTATTATCAATACCACATTTTAGACAACCTTTACCACGTATATGATTAGCTGCTATTTGTTCAAATTCACCATGTTCTGGACATATAATAATTACAGGTGTTTTGCTATTAATATAATTAACCTTTGAATAATCATACTTATTACCATGTCTTTTTACCGATTTACTTATAAATTCATCTTTAGTTAATGTTTTTTTCTCAGTAATTGATAATCCCTTACACTTAGGACAACCTTGCCCACTAGCATGATTGTTAGGTAGTTGTTCAAATTCACCATGCTCTGGACATATAATAATAACTTTAGTCTTAGAATTTATATATTTGGTTTTAGAATAATCATACTTATCACCATGTTTTTTTTTGGACTCAAAAATGAAACTATATGTATTCACTATACTTTTACTACTACAAGCTTTACAACCCTCACGACCCCTTAAATGTTCAGCAGGTAATTGCTCAAAAATAACATTGTGCTTTTTACAAATTATATTAACCTTTGTTTTAGAATCAACATAGTTAACTAATGAATAATCATACTTCTTAGAATACTTAGCCACTGCTTTATTTATAAATTTTATTTTTTTTTCCATTTTTTATTATTTTTTTACTTATACCAATATTTATATTATGTAGACTATAATAAGACTACAAATATAATGATAAAAATTTAAAAATACAAATTATGGCAGATTTACTTATGAAAATGCCAGGAACGTACGAGCCCAAAAAGAAAAATAGATGGCTTTTAAGGTTTCCTGCAGAATTAGGAATTCAAGAATGGTGGTTAGCTTCGGCTTCCAGACCTTCTATCACACAAAATGAAGTTGAAATACCTTTTTTAAATACCTCAACTTGGGTTGTTGGTAGATTTTATTGGGAATCAATTTCTGTAACATTTAGAGACCCTATTGGTCCATCTGCTTCTCAAGCTATTATGGAATGGGTGAGACTTCAATCAGAAAGTATAACAGGTAGACAAGGGTATGCCGCAGGTTATAAAAAAGATGTTGAATTAGAGATGCTTGACCCAACTGGTGTGGTAATCGAAAAATGGCTTTTACAACAAACTATGTTGTCGAATGTTAATTTTGGAGATTTATCTATGGATGATGATGGTATAGCAGATATTACTGCAGATTTACGCTTTGACCGAGCTATATTACTATTCTGACAACTATCTGATTATCAAGCAGTTACAGTTATTTTTAATAAAAAAGCTGTATCAAATATAATTTTTGTCTTGTTATTATGTATTAATATATGTAATAATAAGACAATTTTTATTTATTTTTAGCATAACCTTGTCTACGTAAATATTTATTCATATATTTGCGATATGGATAAGGTATTAATTGATAAATTAAATAAAGTACACAATAATAAATATGACTATTCTAAGTCTATTTATGTAAATGCCAGGAGTAAAATAACTATAATTTGTCCTGAACATGGTGAATTTAGTCAAGTATACCATGCACATCTAAATGGTAGTGGATGCCCCAAATGTGGTTTAATTAAAAAAGGTGCTAGTCGAACTAGTAATACCGAAAAATTCATTACTAAATCAAAGAATTTATTTAATAATTTTTATGACTACAGTTTAGTAAAATATAAAAAAGCTAAAACACCAGTTATAATAATCTGTCCAGAGCATGGTGAATTTAGTATGACACCAGATAAACACTTAGGTGGTAGAGGTTGTCCAT